TAGGAGCGAAACATTATGGCAATACCAAAGCAAGTTCAAAAGCAATCTGAGGATGTACAAGCATTGTATAAAGAACTCAACAATGAAACAGCAGAATCTAATGCTGGTTTGGAATCAGGAGAAAAAGTGCCTGAAGAAAAACAAGCTGAGGCTTCTACTGAAGTAGTAGCTGAGTCGCAGGCCGACAGTGTCGAAGAGCAAGCAACTGAGTCTGTAGCTGAAGAGCACAGCGAAACAGACAAAGAAGAAAAAAAGGAAACATGGGAACAAAAGTATAGAACGTTACAGGGCATGTATAATAAAGAAGTTCCGAGCTTAAATGCACAGAACAGAGAATTAAACAGTCGTGTATCCCAGTTAGAATCTTTACTAGGCGAGATGAATAAAGTAGAAAAGCCAGTTGAAAAAGAAGTAACAGTTGAAAAATTAATTACTGATGCTGAAATGGAAGACTATGGTGATTCTATTGAAATCATGCGTAAAGCAGCTAAAGAAGAAATAGCAGGACAATTGGGTCGTGTTAAACAGCTGGAAGCAGAAATAGCAGCGTTGAAAGGTGTTGTACCACAAGTACAGCAAGTTCAACAGCAACAAAAAACTAGTTCTGAAAAACAGTTTTGGGATACTTTAAACCATGAAATACCTAATTGGAATGAGACTAATAGCAATCCAGATTTTCAATCTTGGCTTTTAGAGGTAGATCCACTAACAGGTATTAACCGCCAGACACATTTAGAAGACGCACAGCGTAAACTAGATGTTGGTAGAGTTATAAATTTCTTTAGAACTTTTGAAGGTGTAAGTGGTATTGGTAATAGTGCTCGTGAGAAAAATGCTACGCAATCTGCTGAATTACAAAAGCAAGTTGCTCCGGGACGAGGACGTGCTGGACAACCTGTAACTAATGATGCTAAAACTTATTCACCTAAAGACATCGAAAAATTTTTTAAAGATGTTAGAACAGGTAAGTATAAGGGAAGAGATGATGAGCGTGGCAGAATGGAACGTGACATTTTCGCTGCACAGCGAGAAGGTCGCATAGTTAATTAATAGTAAAAGGAGGCTATTATGGCTTTTGCAACATCATCAGGTCATCCAGCGTATACAGGAAACTTTATACCTGAAATTTGGTCTGGTAAATTAATTGAGAATTTCTATGATGCAACTGTATTATCAGCAATCTCAAACACCGATTACGAAGGTGAAATTCGTAATATGGGAGATACGGTCAATATCCGTACAACTCCTGAAATAACAATTCAAACCTATGTTAAGGGTCAAACTCTTACAGTAGAGAATCCTGACAAAGCTAAACTACAATTGCTAATCGACAAAGGCGAATACTTCGCTTGTGTTGAAGACGATGTAGATGAAGTACAATCAGATATTGCTATGATGGATCAATGGTCTAAAGACGCTTCAGAGCGTATGAAGATTAAAATTGACCAAAGAGTATTAACTGATTTGTTACCTGACGTATCTGCAAGTAACAAAGGACAAACAGCTGGAGCAATCTCTGGTAACATTGACCTTGGTGTAGCAGGTACTCCAGAGGCACTTACCACTACAAACGTAATTGGTAAAATTGTCGATATGGGTACAGTTCTTGATGAAGCTAACTGTCCTGAAGCAGGGCGTTTTCTTGTAATACCTGCAAAAATGGCTGGCTTAATCAAGCAATCAGATCTTAAAGATGCATCTATTACTGGTGATGGAAGCTCACCATTAAGAAATGGTCGTCTAGGTATGATTGACAGATTTACAGTTTATGTAAGTCACAATCTATATAAGAACGGAAGTGAGTTCAGCGTAATTGGTGGACACACAATGGGGTTCACATTTGCGTCACAAATGACAAACATGGAGACAATCCGTTCAGAAACAACTTTCGGTAACATCATTCGTGGCCTTCAAGTTTACGGTTATAAAGTCGTTAAACCAGAAGCTCTTGCTACAATGATTGTAACTGTATAACCATAGGAGATAATTAGATATGCCTACTTATAATGATGGTAAAGGTTACAAACTTGGTACTGGTGCAGCACACTCTGCTAAAGGTATAAACAAAGTTTCAACCATTAGCGTGGAGCTAGACTTCGCAGCAATTACTACAGCACGAGCAGCAGCAGGGCTTACAGCTCTTGCAGCGGCTGATGTACTTGAAGTAATTAGAGTTCCAGCGAATACTCTAGTCACTCACGTGGCTTTAAATGTGACAACTGCTGAAGGCGGTACACTAACTCTTGATGTTGGTGACGGTACTGATCCAGATGGTTTTCATGATGGTGTAAATGGCAACGCAGTTGCGGCTTATATCACTGATGCCGGAGCTGCAACCGCACTTGCTCATGGTAAGTTCTATACTGCAGCTGACACTATTGATGTGACTACTGTTAACGCAGCAGACACAGCAGTTATGACTTTAACTGTAGTAATGGTTGATTGCTCAGAGTAAAACGTAACAATGGTCGGGGGGTAACTTTAACCCCCCGATTATCTAAAAGGAGATAAAAATGGCAGGAAGATGGTTAAGGAATACAAAAGACGGTGAGATTTATGGGTGGAATCAAATACTCGCAGATAACCCATTAACTGAAGAAGTCACTGAGGAACAGGCTTTTCCAGAAAAATTTTTACCTAAAAAACAAAAAGGTAGAAAAACAAAGGTAAATTTAAAAACAGAAGTGATTCCTGAAGAGGAAAAAGCTGTTAATATAGAGTTAGCTGAAGAAGCTACAAAAGGATTAGAATTTTAAAATGATTTTAAATGATGTCATTACTGAAGTTAGAAGGCTAATACAGGATGAAAATACTCCTCAACGTTATTCTGACACAGTACTTTTAGGGTTTGCAAACCAAGCTCTTAAACGTATTTCAGTATTAAGGCCAGACTTATTTGCATATATGGGTACAGTTACATGTACTGAAAATGAGGTATTACAATCTGCCCCTAGTGATTCTATAAGACTTATAGAAGTATTTTCTGTTGTAGGTGGTAGCGGAGTAATAGAAACAAATAGAGAAATTTTAGATCAATCGTATCCACAATGGATTAACGATACAGCAGGTGCATGTAGAAATTTTATGAGGCATGCTAGAAACCCAAACAAATTTTTTATATACCCAAAAGCTCCAGCTTCTCAGGTATTAAAAGTAGAGTACTCTCAATCTCCTCCTACTTATGATGGGACAACTACAGTGGCTTTACTACCAGATGCTTTTCTACCAGCTGTTGTAGATGGGACAGTATATCTAGCTGAGTCTATTGATAACGAGCATGTCAATTCAGGTAGAGCAGAATTATTTTTGAAATCATTTACACAAGCATTAGGAGTTTCTGCTTCTAATAGAATATTTACAGATACAGAAACTGCAGGTTTACAGCCAGTAAACAAACAAAAGATTGAGGAGGACCTCACATAATGGCAGGAACAAGAAATTTTTCAGATATAGTAAATAGATTACTACCAAGTGTTCCAGGATGTCCAACACCTGTTGTAGAGAATTATGTTCGGGATGCTGCGATAGAAGCATGTGAACGTACTCTAGCGTGGCGGTATGAACAACCAAGAATACGTTTGACTGTGGGAGCTCACGATTATGCATATGAGTCTCCATCAGATGCTGAAGTACATGCATTTATTACAGCTACAGTAAATGATGAAGTATTAGAGCCAGTAACTTTAGATAAGTTATATGAGTTATACCCTAAATGGCCTAATCAACCTACTGATAATAGGGCAAAACCTAGATATATAGCTCAGTTAGACCCCGATCATTTCTCAGTAGCACCAGTACCAGATAGTGCTGAGACCTATGATATAAGAATGATTGTATGTTTAAAACCATTGAGATCAGCAACAAGTATGGATAAAACAGTTTTAGATGAATTAGAAAATGTTATCATGCATGGAGCACTACAGCATTTGTTGGTATTACCAGATAATAGCTGGAGTGATAGAGAATTAGCTTCATATCATGCAAAACAGTTTGCATTTAAATTATCGGAGCGTAGAGCTAGAGCTAATCTTGGTGCTGGAAGAGCATCCATGAGAGTTCAAGGACAACCATTTGGGTAGTAGACTATGGCAGATGTAATTAGATTAGTAAAAGGAGATGAGTTACCACTCATACAATTAACATTAAACGATGATGTGGCTAATACTGCATTAGACTTATCAGCGGCTACTACTTCAGTATCAGTAAAGTTTAGAGCTGTAGGTGGGACATCAGTATTATCAACGATTAGCTGTGCAAAAACTAATGATGGTTCTGATGGTAAAGTACAATTTAATTTTACTAGTGGTGAATTAGATGTTGATGAAGGCTCATATGAAGGTGAGATAGTAGTTAACTTCAATGGTAGTTTACACACTGTATATGACCTACTAAAGTTTAGAGTAAGAAGTAACTTCTAATGGCTAATATAAGACTTGTATCCGCTATTGCAGCAACGGCTATATCATTTAGCGTTAGTGTTAATAGTGTTAGTTCTGTAGTTAGTGATGGTAATAAGATATCAGCTACAGTAAATACTTCTAGGCTAGGTATAAAAGCTTTTGAATTAATACCAACACGTAAGAAATTTGATTCAGTATCTATAACTGACTCTCCAGTTTTTGAAATTAGTCTAATTCCAGGTGATTCTGTTACATCTTCAGATAGTGACCCAGTTTTTGATGCTCAGCTAGTTAAGTCTGATTCAGTAACAGTTACTGATACACCAAATAAGATAATAAATTCTTCAGTAGATTTTGACCCAAGTGATGATGATGTTGATCCAGACCCTATAAATGTTACCGATTCTGATGCTAAAACAATAACACCTGCA